AAAGACAGGCCTCTCTGTTTTGACTATACCATGGTGTCAAACAGATATGGCATAGATCTTGACACAGAGGTAGATGGTGAGCAGAAACAGACTAAGGATACCTATGTCATGACAGATGCTGAGCAGAAGGCTCTAGGTCTGGAACCTTCGCCACTATAGTGGAAATAAGTTTTTTGTTTAGATCATATCGTAGCCTCCAGGGGAAGAGATTCCTCTGGGGGCTTTTTTGTTGGTGTTCCGTGATTTTTCCGACAACTCACACGCGACTTAAAAACAATGTGGCATTTGTGGCAATTAGTGCATCGCTGATTATCAGAGAGTTAAGAAGTTGTGTGCTTGTGGCAATATTGTGGCAATTTGTGGCAACGAGAAGAGAAGTGTGGCAAAGGTTGTGGCAATGTGGCAATTCTATTATATATTTGTGTCAATAAGAAAAGACTTATAATATTAATAATCAAGCACTTAACATTTTTGCCACAATTGCCACAAATGAATTGCCCAAAAATGGGTTCCTTGATTTTTAATTGCAACTTTTTCCCTAAAAACAAGGATTTTTAGCGAAAAGTAGATAACTTTTCCTAGAAACGTAGGATTATATCGATTATTTTTCCTAATTTTGCGGTGTTTTTAAAAATCAAAATATGAGTAAATTCGTAGTTTATGTACAGGTAGAGCCATACTTGAAGCAATGGCTCACCCATTCTTTCGGCGATCCCGTGGAATTCCCGTCCTGCAGCAACGAGAATGCTGTTCTGCGTCGGTTCCTCGCGAAGCGCCCAGTCAATAACCAACCAGAGCAACCTGGAGAGCGAGATGTTGCAATTAGCATACCTTACTCCAAGTCTAAAAGCCCAGAAACATACAACTTCCTTAACGGTCATGCCAAGCAGGCACTCACCGAAAGCATCAACGATCTCTTCCGCATAAACATGTGGAGTGACCTCGGCGACCTCAATGACATGTCGTGCAAGAAGATGTCTGCATTCAGGTCCTGGTGTGAACAGCAGGGGATTGATATTGAGTATGCAGAGACCATCCGCATGAAATGGTATCGCATGCGCAAGGCCTATCAGGAGAAAGGCATCAATCTTTTTAATCTTAAAAGATGCAAAAAAGACGATTTTTCATGAAAAAATCTCATCTACTATAGCCCTGTTTTTGTTCAACACCGAACAGGTGCGAACAGATGCGAACAGACGCGAAATTTGAACAGCTTATGAAAAGACTTAGTTATATCTGCTGCGTGCAGCGCATTCCTGTCAGCAAGTTGCCTTTCGATACACTTCTAGGCAACCTCACTTTTGACATTCCCGAGAGCTATGATTGGCCAACAGTTAAGTGTCTTAAACCTGCCAAACTGGAAATAACCGACAAAATAGAGGATGGTGTGCGTTTCTACACCCATATACTCACCTTCCGTACATGCCGCGAAGACCTGGACATGAAGGACAACTATGCCTATCTGGTCACCACCATCGAGGGCAAACGCTATCTCATTGGCAACAGGGAGCGTCCATATCCTATTATTAATATGTCTGATGTCCACCCTGATTCCCTTGGTACTTCTGCCATGATCGAATACACGGTTCTGTGGGGGAACACCAGAAAAGCACCGTTGATAGCCTGATTTACGTATTTTTCCGTTGGCAATTGCCATATTATCTTTGCATCAAAAAAGATAAGCGCATGAAATACGGAATGATGATATGCGGTACCATCGGAGCCGGCTACGACTGGTGGTCGGGCACCTATGGTACACGTTCCAAGGATGTCAAGGCCTACCTTGACGCTCATCCGGACGAGGAGGTGGATATCGCCGTCTCCTCGCCGGGTGGTTATGTTGATGAAGGCTTGACCATCTATCAACTTATCAAGGACCATGGACATGTCAACGTCCACATTATGGGCATGACCGCTTCCATCGCTACAGTCTTGTGCATGGGTGCCAAGCATGTTGACATGTCAGTCGGCAGCACGATGCTCATTCACAATGCCTCCACGGGAGTTGCTGTCTGGGAGTCAGCTAACAAGCAGAAACTTGATGAACTCATCAAGCAGTGGCAGAAGCAGCGTGATGACCTCGACACCATAGACAAGGTGATCGCTTCCGTCTATGCCAAACGCTCAGGCAAGACCTGCGAAGAGATGCTGAAGCAGATGGGCAAGGAAAATTGGTTGAGTCCGGAGCAAGCTTTAGAGTTGGACCTCGTAGATGAGATTAGAGACCTTGATGACGAAGACAAGAAGCGTCAGACCAATCTCTCCAAGCGCTTCACCAATGCTTTCTGCTCCAACTTGGGTTTGCCGCCATTGCCTGGAGCAACCGCTGATGAGCCCTCTAAAACATTTCTCGAGAAGGTAGCCGCCTCACTCAGGGATATGTTCAAGAATAATACACAAATTTCTAACATGAAGAAAAAATTCCTCAACCTTCAGACCATCCTTGACCGCAAGGATGATTTCGAGGTTACCGATGAGAAGATTACTCTCACCGATGCAGAGATGCAGAAAATCGAGGATGCTCTTGCCCAGAAACAGAAGGACTTGGATGACAAGTCCGCTGAGCTCGACAAAGCTAGCCAGGAGGTCAAGGACCTGAAGGCTAAGGTTGAGCAGAAGGACAAGGATATCCAGGACAAGGATAAGGAGATCAGGGATCTCAAGGGCGCACCGGGTTCTGATACCCATGATGACGTCACACCAGAGGTTGACAATGTAGACCCTGGCGTAATATTCAATGCTTTGAAGCAGATCAATTAAAATGGCAGCTTTAGAAAATACAATTCAGATTACTCCTGATTCTCTGAAGACCAGCTTCGCTAAGTACCGCAAGGACATCATTCAGATGCCGGTACGCGCTCTTGACGAGGCTGCAAAATTCATGAGCCGACGCGTTGGCGTTCGTGGCAAGGAGACTGTCGGAGAGCTCGCAGGCGACATGGAGCTCGGGCCATACTCTCTTACTCGCAAGGATGAGAATGGCGTTACAATCACAGGCCGTACCTTGGAGACATTCCTTGGTTCATGCGTCAAGCCTTTTGAACCAAATGCTGTTCGTGAGTCTATCTGGGGCTCCAATGTTTTCCAGGGTGATGCGCTCAAAAACCAGCCTATCACCAAACTGATTGGCATGTTCCTGGCAGGCAAGATAGGTGAAGCACTCTTCAAGAACCTCTTCACCATGAAGCGTAACTCAGCTGGCTCTGGTACCGCAGACCTCGCTGATGGCTTCAAGACAATCTCCGATGCAGACATCAAGGCAGGGGCGATTTCTGTCGGAAAGGGCAACCTCTTCAATACAACCGCGATGACTGGTGTCAACGCAGTCGATGCTGTCGAAGCATTCTATGATGCTGCCGATGCTAAACTGCAGGGCATCAATACATGCATGTTCATGAACAGCCATGAACTCACGCTCTACCGCCGCTGTTATCGCGACAAGTACGGAAGTGTCAATTGGAACAACGAGTTCAACCACAACAAGATGGATGGTGCAAGCAACTGCACCCTCGTGGGTCTTGACAACGTTCCTGCGGGCTACAAGATCATCACTCCTGGCAGCAACATGCTCATCGGTTTGGCTACCGAGGGCGACAAGGCAAACTTTGGTGTAGAGAGTTCTCTTGACTCTCACTTCCTGGTTGACTTCGTGGCAACTATGTACTTCGGTACTCAGTTCGAGTCGATCTCCAAGGAACGCATCCTCTTCGGTTACGACACTATCCCTTCTGAGTAAGGGATAGCTGTCTATGGTTATACATAATATTATATATTGATATATGGCAACTAAGAAAACATGTGCTTCAACCACAGACCTTTATGAGGATGTGTTGAAGTGTCCTGGAGAGAAGCGACTGCCGGGTACCAGAGCCTACGGCTTCTTTATTCCACGTCGTTACATCACCAAGTTAGCTGAGCCGCAAAAGGAGGCTGCCACCTCACTCAAGGATTATCTCGTCATCAAGGATAACCACACCATTCAGGCTGACAAGGTCTGGTTTAAGGTAGCCTTCGTCACAGACAAGAGTTCCTTCTCGCCAGAGGCGCAGGGTGAGCATAGCTGCAAGACAATGAACCTCAAGGCTACTCTCATCCTCCCAGGAACAGAGGAGGAAGCTTCAGCACTGGCTTCCATCCTCCTCAACGATGATTGCATCTTCATGGTACCTGAGCGCAACGGCAAGCTTCGCCAGTTCGGTGACGATACATTCGAGGTCGACGTAACACCATCTCAGTCTTCAGGCGCAGGCATCTCTGACGAGACCAATACCACACTGGAGATCTCTGCCAGCTGCGAGACCATGCCTCCATTCTATTTCGGTACCCTCACAACTGCTGAAGGAACCATCAGCGGCAAGGATTGCAAGCTAGTGGAGGTCTCTGAGGGTACAGGCAGCCATTAACTAGGGATTCGATATTCCTACATAACTACTATCAGTGGCGGGGCGATGCTTACATGAGCTCGCCTCGCCATTTTAATTTTCTATTTATTATGAATGATCCGAAATTCACAGAAAAGTTGAAGAAGTGGTTTGACTGCGAGCATACCGATGCCAACATCAGGGAGGGAGCGCTTCTCCTCCTTCAGATGAATAACAACCGCCACCTCTACCAACTCATCAACTTCAACCCACAGGGCAAACTCGAGTTGCTCAAATATGAGCTGCAGAAGCATCTCAACTATCGCATCGAAGGCATGACCATCGATGATGTCCGCAACTATGACAAGGCAGTCACGCCAGTTCTTCAGACTGCGGTTGACAAGACATCAGAGGCAGACAAGATTGCCAAGCAGCTTGCCCCTCATCTTCCGGTCGTGGAGTCTGAAAACCTCGATTCCATCGTGCCTTCAGCCATCGTAGCCAAGGGCAAACGAGCAGACCATGACCAGTTGCCTGAAAACATCCAGGCTATTTGGGAAAATAACTGCGCTCTGTGGAAGAAAATCAAGGAACACTTTGAGGCTTGCAAAGCTTACGACATGTCATGTGACAGATACGAGGGCTTGCATGCTGCCGACGAAGACTTCAAGCGCATGCTCCTTACACTCAAGGAGAAGTACTATGCATACAAGCAGGCCATGGACGTCTACGACCATGCCCAGCCGGGTGATGCCGAGAAGCAGCCAGCGGAGGAGCAGCCAGAAGCAGCCATCACCTCCAAGCAGATTGGCAATGCTCGATCCTACATCACCAAGAACATTGACCAGCTTATTGGCTTAACGGAGGCTGGCAACACAGACAAAGCTGACGCCTTGCGAGCAAAGGTCAATGAGCGTGTGCAACTCCTCATTACTGCCAAGGCAGAGATAACCGCTGATACCATCGCCAAGCTTCAGCAGGCTGGCATCACCATGGAGCAGCAGGCTTCAGCCGATGGCGAGGAGCAGCCAGAGAGTGCAGAAGAGGAGGTTACAGATGAGGGCGAAGCAGATACAGCAAGTCCTGAAGCCGCTTCAGCAGAGTAGCTCGCAGGTCTTCCTTGGCCAAGGTCTTCACACCCTTGGTCTGTTGGGGTGGATTCTGGAGCAGACAGGTGCAGCGCACATTGCCGTCACCACCTTCTCTACATCCGATGCCTTCCTCTGTGGAGTCATCAACCTTCGCAAGCGAGGGTTGGTTGACTCCTCAGTTTTGGTTGCGGACATTAAAGCTTCAAGTAAAACTTTAAAGCTAAGTCGCTTAATGACAGAGGCTTTTGACGAAGTTAAACTGACGCTCAACCACTCCAAAGTCATGCTCGTTGCTAACAGCGAGTGGTTAGTCTCTGTGATAACATCTCAGAACCAGACCTATGGTGACCGTGCTGAGTGCACGTTCATTACGACTGACAGAGATGTCTATCTCAATCTCAATAACATGTTAAATAATTTGCTGGATGATACGACAACAATTCCCCTATCTGGAAGAGAGTGAACTTTACCTACAGACGGTCTATGACCTGGCAAAGACCATGACACCGGTCGATGAAGTGCCCATCATGATGGAACTGCCTCCCGACGAGGCCATGGCCATGCAGTTGGAGCTGCAGGAGCCGCGCTCACCCTATCGACACCGCTACCTCAAAGGTTTAGCGGAGACCGCTAACGAGTTACGCATCAATAATATAGCGCTCGCCAAGGTTGGCTCTCCTGGAGCCTACCAGTCCATCATGTCGCAACTCTCGCAGATTATGGCTAACCTCAGTTAGATATGAGTCTACCAGTCAACATTGATGACTACATGAAGTACATGCCTCTCAACGAGGATGAACTTCAGGATCTTCATCTCTCCGCTATCGTCAAGGCGAGAGTGGAGCGGCTGCGTGGCTGCTATGCCTTCTGGCTGCGCTATCCACGCTTTACCGTCAGGGAGATGGTTGATCAGGACAAGGCCATGTTTGGCGTCAGCGAGACACAGGCATACGATGATATACATCTCTGCCAAGTCATGCTCGGCAATCTCAACGCCGCCTCTAAGGAGTTCTGGCGATGGAAGGTCAACCAGGAGATAGACGAGGACCGCAAGGCTGCCAAGGCTGCCGGCGACTTCCGGGCGCTTGCCGTGATGCAGAAAAACCGCATCAAGAACAACCGCACCGATACTCCTGATGAGCCAGAGCTGGCATTCGACAAGATTGTTCCTGTTGAGTTCCGCATGACAGATGATCCGACAGTCATCGGTTTGCAGAAGATTCCAAATCTTCGTGCAAAAATCAGAAAAATGGAGAAGCGCTACTCGATGCCGGACATCGAGGATGCAGACTTCGAAGAACTTCCGCCAGATGATGACAGCAAGACCTAAGGAGTTATTTTTCAACGACGTGCAGTCGCGCGTCCTGCAGCTCATGCCTAAGACGCTGGTCTGCGAGTGGGGCCGTGGTACCGGAAAGGGTGTGGTCGAGGCTGGCCGCATCCTCTATGCCGTGCAGCACATGCCTGGCTCATGCCTGGGAATGGTGGCGCCATCGGTCAAGCGATGCCAGACCAACATTCTCCCCTCTGCTCTGGTACACCTGGAGGAGTGGGGT